GGTATCGCCCGAGGCGCGGTGGTTGACCATGCCTAAGCGTCGGGCCCGTCCCACACACACACACGCTCGCGCCAAAGCCCCTCAGAAGGCCTCGGACGTCAGCCGGCTCTACGACAGCCTCAAGGCCGCCGCGGGCGCTTTGGGGCTGGATCCGGCGACATTGCGGGCCGCTCGCGCGGCCGGTTGTTCGGCTTTCCGCGCTGGCGGCCGCGTGCATGGAGGGGAGTTGTTTGCCTGGCTCGCCGCGCATCCGCCGTCGTCGGCGACGGGGAAGAAGGCCGAGATTTCGCCGCGGGCGGAGCTGGAGCTCGAAAAGATTCGCCAGGAAGTCCGCGAGAAGAAGCGGCTCAACGATGCTGCCGATGAACTCCTCATCACCAGGGCTGAGGTCTCCGCCGCGATCGGCCGGATCGGGGCAAAGGTGCGGGCGCTTCTCGACCAGAAGCTGCGCGTCGAATATCCCTCGGCGGTCGCCGGCTTGGATGTCGGCCAGGCCAGAATCTACGGCAGCCGTCTCGTCGATCAGATCCTCAAAGAGTGGGCCTCCTTCTCAGCGGACCTGCCGGAATGAAACCGGGGATCAAATCGTTGCGGTCCGGTTGGGAGCGGGCGTTCGCCCTCTTTGATCGCGAGGCGATCTATGACTGGGCTGAGCGGCATATCGACCTGTCATATCCATTCATCCCGACCGGTCCGTTTTCGTCCGCCCATACGCGACATCTGCTGGCTCCGTTCGACGCGATCGCCGATCCGAGGATCCGGGAGGTGAACGTTTGCGCTCCGACTCGAGGCGGAAAATCTCTCTTGGGCGACATCTCGCTTCCCTGGATTGTGCAGCATGATCCGGGTCCAATGCTCTGGGTGTTCTCGATCGATCGGCTGGCGCGGGAGCATGCCGAGGAGCGGGCCTTTCCGATCCTCCGATCAGTCGAGAACGTGCGGCATCTGCTGCCGGCCAGAAACAAGGATCGCACGACCGAAATTCTTTTCGGTTTTATGTCCGTCTTCTTCCGCGGCCAGGCGATGGACAATCTCCAGAGCAAGGCGATGCGCTGGATCATTCTGGATGAGGTTTGGCGCTACAAATCCGGAGTCCTGGCCGAGGCAAAGGCGCGGCTCGACGATTACCTGAAACTCGAGCTGAGCAAGTTCCTTTGCCTCTCGCAGGCCGGCACCGATGGCGATGAGTGGCACGAGCAGTATCGCGCCGGCGAACTCAACGAGTGGTCGATCCAATGCGCCAAGTGCGACACGCACCAGGTCCCCGTTTGGGCCGGCTGGCGCGACGACGGCTCCCGCTATGGTGTGCTTTGGGATCTCCATCGCCGGGACACCGGTGACTGGGATGTCCCCAGATGCCTGTCCTCCGTGCGCTATGAATGCGCGCGCTGCGGACATCCTCACCTGGATAATGAGAAGACGCGGGCCGAATGGAATCGCACGGGCAAATACCAGGTGGTCGGCGAGCGGCATCCCACCAAGAAGAGCTTCCACTGGCCGGCGATCATCGATCGGAGTCTCGCGGAGTTGGTGAGCCGATACCTGGCCGCCCGCAATCTCAATCGCCGCGGCATGCCGGCGGCCACAATCAAGTTCTGGCAGAAATACATGGCGAGCTTCTACTCGCCGTCGGTCGGCCAGATCCGGCGGCCGCTCACCGAAGGGTATGAGGTCAGCAAGGATGGGGCGACCGAGGGTTGGCGGCGCTTCATGACCGTCGACTGCCAGGTCGATTTTCGGGAGTTCTGGGTCGTGATCCGCGATTGGGCCCAAGCCGACGGTCAGAGCCAGCGAGTCTTTCGGGGCAGGCTCAAGAGCTGGGAGGAGGTCCGGGAGCTGCAGGAGAAGTTCAAGGTCAAAGACCAGAACGTCTTCGTCGACACCAATTACGAGACCCGCGCCGTGTATGCCCGCTGCGTGCGGTTCGGTCATTGGGGCGTCATTGGGAGCAGGCGGATGTGGCTTTGCTGGATCGGCCTGCGCGGAGAGGACGAGTTCGATTATCTCCACCTGGAGCGGCGGAACAAGAAATCGGTCAAGGTCCGCCGGCTTTATTCGCCAATGCAGTTCGGCGATCCCCACATTGGCCGCAGCCGCCGCGACGTCCGCCTGGTCGGCCCGACGCCCGGAGGTGGCACGCTCTGCCCTTACTTCCGCTTTTCCAACGAGCAGGCCAAGGACGCCCTAGCGCGGCACCGGGATGGTCACCGGATCCGGCAGGGGTCGGCCGCGCCCCCGAGGTGGGTGAACCCGATCCCCCAAACGGCGGAAGAGAAGCGGGAGGAAGAGGAGTATGACCGGCAACTCAACTCCGAATTCAAGCGCACGATCATCGATCGCAGGACCGGCAAGGAGAAGATGCGCTGGCTACCGGTGGCGGCGGGGCGCCCCAACCATTACTGGGATTGTGAGGTGATGCAGATGGTAGCCGCGGCGATCGCGGGCTATCTCGGCGAAGAGGCGGCCGCCGGCGAGATCGAGGATTGACTGGCCATCGACCTCGTCATGAGGCGAGCGCTGCTGTTGATCATTCCCTTACTCCTTTGCGGATGCACGGCCACCTCGGTCCGCCAGGGGGATTTTCGAGGCGGGCGCATCTCAATCGGGACCAGGCACGCGGTCGGCCAGTTTACGATCGGGACCACCAACGGCGTCCAGCTCAAGCTCAGCGGATACTCGGCCGACCCGGATCCGGGCCTCGAAACCCTTCGCCAGGCGCTGGCGGCCGCTCTGCAGATTCTTGGGGGCAAACCATGAATCCATTCTTCGGAGCGACCAGGGCCAATCTCGAGCAGTGGCGGGCCGAGGCCCAGCAGCAGCTGGCCGGCGGAACCTCCATCACGGGGTGGAACGAGGGCGACGCCGGCGCGACGCACAGCGTGCAGCTCTCTCCCGAACGCCGCGTGGAACTGATCCTGAAGGAGCTCAACCGCCGCTGGCCAAACGATTACCCGGCGCGAGACGTCCGCCGGGTCCACCGCACCGTCCAGGAGTTCATTTGACTCTGGCCCCCGCTATCATGCGGGCCGGTTTCCTCATCATCCTTTTGCTCGGGTCTCTGGCGCGGGCCCAAGCGCCGGCATTGCCGCCCCTTCCAGCGCCGCCGATCGCGGTAACCGTCTGGATCCAACCCCAAGCCCTCGAGGCCTGGACCAACCTGGTCGTGGTCCGATTCTCGTTGCCTGCGGCGCCGGGCCCCATGCCGCCCAATTATTCGGTCCCGGAAATCTATCGGCGGCTCACCGATCCGATCTTCGCGCATTATGAGCGCAGTTGGGAGAAGTGGCGCGCCGAGGAGAATGTCAGCGCCCTGGGGGAGCGGATTAAGCTCCTCGATCCGGGCAAGCTCGCTCAATTGGAGGCTTTCCTAAACCGGCTTCTCACGGAGGCTGCGCCCCAAACTATTCAGATCAGCACCAATCAGTGGGGCCATAATCCCTACATCACCACCAACGGGATTCCAGGGCCGCCCGTCTCAGGCATCGCAACCAATCAGTGGGAACGGCGCAGCTGACCCATGAGCCAGGAACGACTCAAGACCCCGGCGGGCTACCACCTTTTGGTCTCGCGCCGCGCCCATAACCTGGATCTTCTTTACCGGACCGAGATCCGTCGCGGTCATCGCCCCCGCGCCTTCTCGCTGGTCGACACTCGCGTCGCCATCAGCGAATACGATTGGAGCAGCCTCCTCAATCTCTCCCGCCAAGTCGTCTCCCGCGTCGGCACTCTGGCCGGCGCGATCTGCCAGAAGAATCTTTACGCGATCGGCGGGACGGGTTGGCCGCTCCATTACATCGGGCCCGACGAATACTTCCGGGATTCGGTCGAGGATTGGGTGAACAATCTCTGGGCTCCGATGGCGAACATCCGGGGGGAGCCCTACGATTTGGGTGTCTCCCTCTTCCTGGATGGCTGCGCGATCGATCACGATGGCGACAACGTCATGATCCTCCGAAGGGATTCCCAGGACATGCCCCGGCTGCAATTCGTGGCCGCCCACCGGATCGGCAACCGGCAGACGGCCGCCGCCACCGCCGACGGCTACAGCGTCGTTCTCAAGGGACCCTTCGCCGGCGCGAAGATGTGCAACGGCGTGATCTTCAATCGCGATGGCGAAGTGATCGCCTACCGCGTTTTGGGCGTGACCGAAGCCGAGGATATGGACGTGCCGGTCGAGCAGGCCCAGATGGTTTATGAGCCGGCCTGGCACGATCAGGGGCGCGGGATCCCGAGGGTCGCACCCACACTCCTGGATTTCATCGATGTCGAGGACATCAATTACTTTCTCCGACGCCAGGTCAAACAGGATGCCGCCTTGGGCATCGCCGTGCACAACGAATCGGGCGAACCGCCCACGGGCACGTCGGTGGTCGGTGGTGATGAGACAACGCCGCGTGCGGTTAACAACGCCAATCCCGACGTGGAGGTCGAATACCTCGAGGGGAACGAACTCATGTATTTCCGCTCCAACACCGGCGGAAAGATCCATCCCATCGAATCGGCCAGGCCCCATCCCAACACCGAGGCTTTCGTCACGCGGCTGGAAAGCGTCGGGCTCTATGCCATCGGCTGGCATCGAGGGCTCCTTGACCCAGCCGGCCTGCGCGGAGCCAATACCAGGCTGGTCCAGGACACGGCCCGCCATAGCATCAAATGGCGGCAACGCACGCTCCGCAAGCGGAAGCTGCGCGCGACGGCCTGGGCGATCGCCGCCGGCATTCAGCGCGGCAGTATCCCCGAGACCTCAGATCCCTGGTGGCGCTATTTGACCTGGCAGATGCCAGAGCAGCTCACCGTCGACACGGGCAACGACGCCTCAGCCGATCTGGAGGCCCTTCGTTACGGCTCGACCACCCTCGCCGCCGTGGCCGGCAAGGCCGGCGGCCGGGCCGACGACATCATCCGGCAGCGGGGGCGGGAAGCCCGCCAGGTTCTCGCCGAGGCCCGACGCCTGGTCGATGAGTGGGGCATCTCCTTCGATCTGGCTCTGTCGCTCATCCGCCAACCCAACAATGGAGGCGGCGCTCCGGCGCCGGCGGCGCCCGCGGCTGGGGCCGGAGCGTCAGGCAAACCACCGGAGGACGACGCCGAAGACCCCGAAGAAGAGGATTGACCCATGCGCATTTCCCCCAAACTCGTCAGCTCGATCATCACCCATGCCTGGTATATTCGTCCCGGTTCCCTCATCGAGGGCATTCTCCTGGAGTATTGCGGCGCGAAGGGCGCGGGATCCCTGGAGATTCGCGAGGAGGCTTTACCCGCGATCGAGGCCCGCCCGGAGCGCGACGTCAATGGGGACGCCCTTCCGCGCGCCAAACTCACGCAGTCGGGGGTGGCAATCGTCCCGATCGTCGGGC